CTGAACACGTGTGTGTCCACTGCTATGTGTGGTTCACCAAACACGAATCTCATCACTATGTCTGAACTTTTTCTACCAACCCCTGGCAAGGTCATTAGTTCTTTCTGTGTGTTGGGCACACGCCCATCAAACTTTTCCAATAACATTTTACTTGTTGCAAGTATGTTTTTAGATTTAGCATTGAACAGACCTGCGGGTTTGATTGCTTCAATTATATCTTCCTGTGACAGTTTCATCATGTCTTCAGGCGTGTCCGCTAACGCAAACAGTTGTCTACAAGCGACCGCCGTCCTTTTGTCTTGTGATTGTGCCGACAGCATCACACCAACGAGGCTTGTAAACGCTTTTGAATATATCTTTGCTTTTGGTTTTTTGTTTGAATAGTTTGGATATAGAGAACTTAGTTTCTCATATATGTAGTCAATATCATTACTGTTCTTCATCTGAGTGAAGTTCGTTTAAGAGTTGTCTCAGTTTGCCGCCTTCTACATTGGCTTTTACTTTTCCTATGTTATCGCCTTTTGTAGGATCCGGCAAATTGGGTTGTGCATCTGTTTTGTCTGTACTGACTTTTGATTTTTGTTTTAATGAATCGTATATTGTACTTCGTTGTTTGTCAAATTGTTTGTATTCCGGATCGTCTGCCAAGTCTCTAATTCTCAAACTGTCTACATCAAATTCTAAGTCTACTTTTTGTCCCACACCAGAACTTGATCTTGTCTTCATGAACTGTATTTGGTACCTGCCACGTTCTTTCATCGCTCTTGATGTAAAGATACCAATCACATTGTCAGCAGTTTGTATCTTAGATAATCCACCCGATATGTGAGAATGATCAAACTCTATTTCTTCAACAGACGCCCTGTTCAATTGTGATGCTGTTGCCAATAGCATTTGTGATTCTACTGCAAAGTTTCTCAGTTCTTCCGACACGTATTTGTCTTTGATGAACAAATCTGCCGGACTGATACGTTTTGATTTTGGCATCATTAAATCCAAATAGTCAATCAGTATACAGTCAATTTTCTTTTTAGTTTTTAGTTCTAGTTCTTTGATGTATGTTTTTACGTCTAGTATGTTACTACCACTTGGCAGATATTTGATGTACAGCTCGCCTGATTTTTTCTTCATCATCTTAACCTTCATTTCAACATTATCAATGTCTGGAAACACTTTCTTGGTCGGAATGTTTGTCATCATAGCATCAAGTCTCATCGCTGTTAGTTCTTCACTCAATTCAAATGATATGTATACTGTGTTCAACCCAGCGGTTGACCAATTCACTGCAAGATTCTGCAAGAACAAACTTTTACCTGCACCTGATCCGCCTGCAAAAATGTTTAGTTCTCCTCGGTTGAATCCACCGAACAGTTTCTTGTCAAGGTTTGGCCAACCTGTGCTGACTTGTCCATTGGAGTTTTTAAGTTTTTCCAATCTACCTTTTGGATCTTCAAAGTAGTCTGTACCAAGATCTTTTGTCAGTCCTATACTCACGGCGTCTTTAATCATGTCTTCTACTGGAGCATAGTCACCTTTTTCCAGCAAGTCTGCTGACTGCAATATGGCACGTTCCAGTGCCTTGTGTCTTGAAAACGTTTCAAATTCATCCAGCAACCAATTAAAGTGGCTGGGATCTAGATCTTTTGCTGTTTTTAATTTTATATCGTGCTTGGCATTAACCTGTTCTACATCTGGCATCACTTTGTATTCTTCCATGTAGTCTTTGATAAACTTGGCCGCGGGTTGCAGTTTACGATCAAAACTTACTGGATCAAATATGTTCTGTGCCCTAGCAAATGATTCCGCATCCGCTAACATCATTTCTATATAAAGTTTTTGTATGTCAAAACTGTAATCAGCCATTTAATTCTCCGCAGTATATTTTACAACACTTATTCACTTTTTCATAGTCAAAAATTTTAGAAAAAAAATGTTTGACATCGGGGTGTTCAACAATTGATTCCGCCGTGTAATCTTTAATATTAAATTTATTTTTCCTTGGATCGAAAATATCTTTGTGTCTAAAACCATAGAGTCCTTGCCAACAACAAGGATAAAAATTACCAGCACTATCTATGTAGAGATCGGTCTTCAATTCCTCTTCTGTCTGCATACATCTTGGAGTCATTTTACCATTGTTATTTTGAGTTTTCAGCACTCTACTCTGATGAACGTACCTTTGGTCAACATATCGGGCATCTGGCATTAATTCTTTATCCCACCATCTATCACTATAGATAATTTTGAAGTCGGTCATTCCTAGTTCATTTGACATTTTTTTTGCATCTTCTATCTGATGTTGGTTATGTTTGAACACAATAAATTTCCATACAGTTTTAATTTTAGAATCAGCCATAACTTTTATTGCATCTATGATTGTTTCCCAATTAGCATTTTTCCTATAAAGATGATTTGTATTCTCGAGCCCGTCGATGGAAAATTGAACTTTATCATCTTCTGTTAAAATATTGCCTAAAGTTTGCCACCATGCTTTTGTCTTGCCACTGCCGTTGGTTGTTATTTCAATTTTGGTATTGACTGCTTTTAATTGAGAGCACAATTGAAAAAATTTACTATGATATATTGGATCACCATTGTTGCCACAAAAATATACTGTTTGTCCTTTGCCCAGAAATTGTACAAGATGATCTATGTTAATTTCATGCAATTCTCTTTTTTTGAACTTTTTGTAAAACCAAGTTCTGTCACATAACGGACACTCTAAAATACATTTTGATGTGGGTTCGATATTCCACTCAGCCATACATTTTCCTTTTTAAATCGATTTTTAGTTTGTTTGTTTCTGTGCTTTTTATTATCGATTGCATTGTAAATAATCTTCCGTACTTGGCTACAGCGTCCGCGGTATCTTCTACAGAGTTGTCCCATTCCGGAAAAGCAACACTCCAACCAAATTCTGTTGCCTGGTCTACTAATTTCTGTCCCGGTGCATCTCTATCAGGAACCACGATCACTTGCCTACCTAGTCCGTCGATCAGTTCGCGCTGTGTATCATTTATCTCTGATCCCAGGATGCTCACTCCAGATACGGCGATGGCATCAAACGGTCCTTCCGTCACCAACACAAATTTCCTTGTCCAGTCCTGTGCGTCCATGTTGAACACGTATCCCGGCCACACATCTGTGTAGTATTTTACAGCCCTTGATTCCTCGAACACCCTGCCCGTGTATCCGACCACTTCGCCTTTCCAGTAGAACGGGATCAATAGCCTTTGGTAGATGTCCCATGTCTTCTCTGGAGAGTACATGAAGTCATACCAGTCGGCACCTATGCACCTGCCTTCGAGATATTTGAGTAGTCCGTCAATCCGTTTCCATTGTGGTTCTGTGAGATCATTGGCCACATACTTCTCCAACCACACATCCAGTTTGTGTGCATTCTTGGGCAAGGCCTTGTTTTTGAATGATACGAATTTCTTTTTCTCATACTTAACGTCACTCTCTTCCTCACGCATGGCCTCGATTGCCAGTTTCTTTATGGTATCTTCGGGTATGCCTATATAGCTCATGAACTGTCGCATCTTGTAGGTCAGTTTACGACCAATCACATAACTGGTCTTAAAGCCACAGTTGAAACAATGATAACTGATTGTGCCATCGGCACTGTTCATAATGCCACCTCGTTTTTTCCTGTCTTGAGTTTCTCCGTTGTAAACACAACAGGGTGCATTGAAGGCTATCCACCCGCTGGGTGTTTTCTTTTGGCCTGCAGGTAGGCTAGTCATAATAGTAGACTGGATCAGGTTCATTTTTATATTATAGAACTAAACTCAGGAAATGTAAAGTGAAAATTTTGTTGTCTGTAACTGTCTTTGTTTTTTGTCCAAAAAAGGAATTTTTTCCAAATCAAATTATCGCCTTTGTGTTTATTCATATAAGCCACAGTAGGCTCTAGTCTTTTGTTACCTTCATACTTTTTGGTAATAATATTTTTCATTCTATCTGGTAAATTTGTTATGGAATAGAATGTGGGATTTTCTAGTATGTTTAAAAATACGTTTTGTTTACCCCAACTATCAAATGTTCGAAGCATCGAGTCCAGGTAGTATATGTTTAGGTTAGAAACTGTTGTCACGATGCCCCAAATAAAATTCTGTTGCTGGTTGCACCATTCGATCGTTTCTAGTAATTTTGACCATTTTGCAGGATGCCTGATGTACTCAAATTGAGTCTCCACACCATCTATGCTGATATTAAATTCTATTGCTTTGAAATTTGTAAAAAGTTTTTGTAGTTTCTTTGAAGGTATGTGTGTACCGTTTGTGTTGAAGTACAGCACAATATTTTTAGCAAGTCCTTGCTCGACAAGTTTTGCGGTGTGTTCTTCAACACGTTTGTTGTACAAAGGTTCACCACCGTAATGCTCCACTCTTGTTAGATTATCACCGATGTCGTAAAAATTCTGCATTTGTCCGTCTGTCCAGTTCTTCTTAAAACTTTCAATCCCGAACCATGTGTGTTCTAAATCATTTGCAAATTTTTTCATATGACTTTTTGCTTCGGGTATCCATCCACTGCTGTCTTTTGGTCCGCATGTTCTACATTGAAGATTGCATATGTTTCCGTTTTTCATAGTCAAAACCTTTGGGCCCTGCAGGTAAGATTTGTTGTTTATTATTGGTTCCAGATTTTCTATATTGTGTAATTTGTTAGTTCTTTGCCTTGCACTCTCTTTGTTAACTTCTTCGTCTTTCCAACATCTATTGCATTCGATTGGCTTGTTACCTTTGAGATGATCTTTTCTCAGTTTTTCAAATTTTTCAGATTTCCAAATATTTTGAAAATTAACATCTTTGAATTTCCAAGTCCCGCCACCTAGATAAGGACAGGGAGACGTGTTTTGTTCAGGATCAATGGTTAGATTTATGAATGGTGCTATGCAAGTATGTTTATGTAACATACTGTATTTTACTGTCTATATAAGATTTTGTCAATACGGCCTGTTGTGTCCGCAGTTCTTACCGCTATAAATCTTACGTTTTGGTAAACACCTGTGAAGTTGAGAGACGACACAGCAGACTCACTTGTGAGATCTGTGCTGGTAACTGCAAAGTAGTCATCGTCAGTTGGACTGGTACCAACCATAGTGGCTTCAACTCTCACAGTGCCTGAAAAGTTATTTGGGTAAATTGCAATGGTATGTAATGCCTTGTTATTGTTGATGCCTGGTCTGGCAGGTATATCGCTTGAAGTAAAAGTTTCTCCTGATAGAGTGAAGGCCGACACTGATGTACTTGGTACAAATTGTGGATAGGCACCGTCCAGTAATTCTATGGTGCCCGAAGCAGAATATCCTGTGTCTGAATAGGTTACTTCTCTTGAACCGTCGGTTTTTACCTCACGCACTGCATAGTTGTAAAATTTTGCGTCTAATGAGAGTAAATCACCCTCAGTGATTGTGCAGGTGGCCTGCCCTTTGGTAGATAATGTGCTTCCGTCGTCCAAGGGTGTCAAAGTCTTTGTTATAACTGATTTACTTGTTTCGCTGTCGATAACGTTTAATTCGTAGTAGTTTCCGCTGGCAACTGTTTTGGCTGAGATATCCTGAGCCTTTTGATCTTCGTTTTTGAAGGTGAACGTGACGGGGTTAGATACCCCTCTGTGCAGTGTTAAGCGTCTATCGTACACTTTTGAGTTCCTCCCGTGATAACCATTTACATAGGCTATTACCAACTGTGATAGTAAATACCTTGATACTGTTTGCATAATACATATTTAACAGTATTTATAGATAGAGCATGAACGAAATTTTTAAAACATTAAGAGATAAATTTCCTTTTTTAAGTCTGATTCGAAAGGGCGATTTGGAATATGTGGGCATAGTGCAAAACCAGGACGCCAATGTCATCAGTTTTTATGACTATGGTAGGCTTATGATGCCTCAGGACAAAATGAGATTCCTCAAGTGTGGTGAAATATGGTGGCACGAATCCAATAGGAAATTACCAATCAATATTTTCCTTAAGGGTGATTTCAAATATTTTAGAACTACGTTGGTTAGTTTAAACAGCAAGGATGTTGAAATTGCTGAAGGACCAACTGTGAGACTGAGTGAAATTTTTAACAAAAGAGTCAAACGTAGAACAATCCAATTAGTTCGAAAACCTACTTAGTCTTTTTTTCAGGAAGTATAGCACCTGTTGTAAGATAGTGCAATGTTAAAGGACTATCCGGCTGATAACTGTTACTCTCTGAACGAAGCGAAGACTTGGATTTTGTTTTGGATTTTTTTTTGATTCTTTTTTTAGGTTTTTGATGGTGCATCAAAACTATATTTAGCTCTGTTGATCAGATTCATCTGCACTACTATGGCCTGAGCATACGCCACAGCATGTGACTTCTTAAAGAAATAACTGCCATCTGTTGGCCTTATCCATACCTCTTTCATTATGTCTGTCCAGTCCTTGTACATCAGTCCTCTTTTGGCAGGACGTATTATGGCCAGCACAGCCGCAAGTTGTTCTATGGTCCGCGGTTCTAGTTTGGACACTATGTTGAAATGGCCATTTAGGTGGAAAAGGTTTTCTACCACTTTTGGATCTTTTAACATGTCCCAGTCAGGTTCCTGGATCATCAGTTCTACGAGTTCCTGTTCCGATTTAACATCCTTGTAGATGTTCACATTCAAACAGTCTATCTTGAAGTATCCCCTGTCCTCTGCTTGTTTGTAATCTAATGTTGCATGTCCTGTCACAGGATGTTCAGGAACTGCATGGAAATACACACCTGTCTTGTGTTTTTCAACTTTGTTGTCTTTTTCTATAATTGCAGGAGTGTGTTTGAATAGTTTCAGCACCCCGTCTCTGTCATAAAAATCTATGTCTACATCTGGCATTAGTTAAGTTTTCCTTTTCTTTCTATCTCATAATATTTTATAAATTCATTTGAGGCCCCAGGTTTCAATATTTCAATGCATTCTAAAAACTTTTTGTACCCTGTGCTTTCTTTTACTTTTAAATTCATGTCTGGCATGTAAACTTTGCCAACCTCGCCGTTAGATTTTATGTGTAATACAATATCGCCTTCTTCTAAATCAAAATCTAGATCGTGGTCTATGTCTATTCTCATTTTACTCAATTTTGGCCTCCTTTGCAGTTTCTTGTATAAACAATTGGTCAGCCGGAGCACTTTTTATTTTTTGTGTCCAAAATTCTAAACTGATATACCTAGCAATCATTTGTAACTGTTCGTCGTTAAATGATTGTAACAATTTTTTGCCTGCTTTACAACCTAGTAATAACCATGGTGATATCTTACCCTGTTGTATATGTTGCACTGCCCTGTTTGTGTTGACCAATCTGAAATAGTCGGCCCACTGTGCATTCTGTTCAGATGCCCAATCCATCATTGTGGCAATCGATCTTTGTAATGCTGATTCCACGGGTTCGGCCTTTAGTGTTTCTATGAGATATGTTTCATACATGTCATCTCTGGCCCAATGGTCAAGTTTTATCTTTGAAAGTATCACATAGTCTATATATTTTTCTGGATACAATGGATTGATATGCATTATGAATCTACCAAACTTCACAAATGCATTGTAGTATGCACTTTTGACGAAATCGTCGTATGTTTTTGTCTTGGAATTGTGTTGATGTATCTGATAGAATCTCTGGAACACCATGAATCCATTCACAACCCATTTCTCGTCACGTTGCAGATACCTTCTCTTGGGTTCACACAGATGTACCTGTAGTGTACGTTCCTTAGCGAACTCCTTGCCACAGTAAGTGCATTTATTTGGATTCTCTGCCATGCTGTTCCAGTAATTCCTCTAGTTCTTTGTCTGTGATAATTTTGTCAAGTGCTTCCAGATCTTCATCATTCCATGTTGGATACAGTTCTTGAAGTTGTTGTAAACTTTGGTTAGATACTCTCTTCATTGGTTTTATCCATGGGTGAAACTGCTGTTGCAGTGCACCACACATAGACGTCAACATCCAGGCCAACTTTTTGTGTGATTTGTACCATTGTAGGTTTTTCATATTTTTGTTTACACATTCGTTTACCATTTCAACATAATGTTCGACAAAAAACGTATCTTTAGATGATACACTTGATGCATAACGCATCAACATAAACGGTGAATATAACAAACGTTCTTGGTCGTCTATTCTGTCATAGTATCCTTTGTTTCTAAAGTCTACGGCCTTAAGTCCGTTCCTCAGTTCAAAAAATTTTCGTTTTGTCATATTTTAATCCAAACATTGTACATTCTTTTGCTGTTGCAAATGTTAATTTTATTTTGTGATGCATATGTTGTAAACCTGAAAGTTTGAATTTGTTACTTGCCACAAAATCAAAAAAATTGTGCATCCAATCTTCATCCATCCAAACTGCAATTTTATTACTCGTTATCATTATTGGCGCCTCGATTGTAATAGTTTTTCTACCAGACTGAGCCATAATCCACTTGTTCGCATTGTCTCGATATGTCTTTTACAAAATAAGCACACACAGGATTAGGACCGTCCTGCAAAGGTACAGCAAGTAGTTGTCCTGATTTAATTTTTGGAAAGTACCATTTGACTTCTGTGTATATGTCCACAACATCAATTGGATGGAAGTCGGGTTTAGGACTTGATAAAGGATTAAAAGTAAATGCATCAAATCCTCTGTCGTTTAAACTTGTGATCGGTAACACATGCATCTCGGATTGTCCAGTTTCGCCTATCAACATCTTCCAATCCAATGGCATTTTAATTTTGTGTTGACCAATTTGCAACACAGCCGCCGGAGCATTAAAACTCTCTAGGAATATCAATGGGATATAGAAGAAATCTGGATTGGCAGGATCTGAATTGTCTAATACAGCAAATCGCAGTTTCTCATCCACCCACTCTGGAATCTTTTCTAGCGTGTATGTTCGATCATCTAGTGTAAGAATTTTCATATGCTTTGTTTTATAATATACGAATTTAAATAATCAATCAACGATTTATTAGATTCACTGCCATAATGATGAGAGTAAAATCCTAACGTGCT